TACTTCAGAGATAGCGGAGGCAACAGAACTGGCTACTGCTTCAGCAAAAGCGTCGAGGTGCTTCTTATCTATTTTTATTTCCTCGTCATTGGTGAAGAGACTATAAATGTCTTCCACCAATGTGTCGATTGACTTAGCCATATTCTGTTGCCTCTTGTGTTAGCTACTACGCAGCTTTTGACTGTACTGACGGGCTGGATAGTAGCTTGTACCGCGTATAAGACCCTTCGGGAGACATAGCCTTAATTGCGGTAATTACGTAACCCTTCTTACGAAGGCGTGAGATAGTTGCTGTGAGGTTCTCACACCATCCACGTTCGATTGCAGTCTTACGAGTTACTCGCATACCGCGACGAAGGGCTGATAGTACACGTGCTTCATTTGTCATTTTTGTTAGCTTCCTTAACTTTGTTATTTATGAATACAGCATTAGCTGCGATGGTTTTTGTTAGTGCATCTCCGTAGATTCCTAGACGTTGCTCTACAATCTTTGGAAGTTTTCCTTGTGATGCACACGATACAGCATGATCAAATGTACTTCCTTGATGTACAGTTCCGTTAGGGCTAATCCAATTACCTGTAACTGGATCATATCCACAAGTGTCTTGCGTAGCCTCTGCATAACTATACCCAGCAGAGGCTACGATAACAAGACCTAGAGAAGCAGCGATTACTCTAAGCTTCATAATACTCCTTTTCTACAGTGCTGCTAGTTCTTGATCAATGGTGAAACCATCTTCTTCCTGAAAGTCACCGGCAGGATCACCATAAGGTACAAGATCAATAACTTGTACAGCCATAAGATCAGCAGTAACACCAGCCTTTCCAGCGTACTGATATTCATAGGGCTGAATCTTAACCTTAACGGTAGAACCGTTACCGATAAGACGAGTGTCCCAAGGGTTACGCTTTGCGTCAATGACACGAGGTGCTTCACGCTTGGTACCATCCTTCTTCACTACCTTACGCTTGGCAGAGAAAAAGTCTCCACGATCATCCCCCTTGTTCTTGACATTAAGACCGATTGACTCAAGCTTCTGACGAGTCTCGTCGTCAATAGCAACATCAATCTGCCAAGCCGGTTCGTAAGTGGTATTCGGTTCAATAACCGATGCCCAATGAGCCTTACCGGAAAGAAGGATTGCATCGTACTTTTGATTAGCCATTTATAACTCCATTTTGTAATGTCTCTTGGCTGAGACTGTTTCAAGTAACGAAAGGGATACTACTGTACTACTTACTACTTGTCAACACTTTTTTTGCACAATCGTCGTAATCCATCAAGACGTTTTGTTTGATTGCAAAACATGGACGACCGGGGAAGTGTTTACCATAGTTCTTTTCTTGAAGCAAGAGAGAAGATGGATAAAATCCTTTCATGTTAAAGATATTATCTTCTTCCTTGATGACAAGACAATACATATCGATCTTAGATTTGAATGTCTTGGCCCCACTTTGAATAAGCTGGCCCGTCTTGTACCTAGTCGATTTAACATCAATACTAAAGTCATCAATAAATACATCACCCAAATCAGTTCCAGTACTCTTCGACTTATTAGTCGTATCAAAGAAAGATTCAGGATAAGTATTTATCAGCTTGAAGAAAGCTAACTCTGCTTCAGCACCATCAATATCAATTTGAATTGATGTTCGCTTCTTGTCTTGAATATTATCTACTACACCTTCCTTTCTGTTAGAACTATTCCTAGCAATAGCTATGGTCTTAGCTAACGCCAGTTCATTCTCGTTAAGATTTATCAGTGTGTTTCGGACCAGTTCAGGCCGACTTTGTATTCGCTGTCTAGCGGGCATCGGACATTTAACTCCTTCTCTGCAACTTTCATTGCTTGTTGGGTTAGCTTACCAAATCGTTCAGCATGATCTTTACGACAATCAAACTGATATTCGTCGTGAATGCTGGCAACTAACTTAGCATCAATGTTGTGCTTTCGTATTAGCCTGTCGATAACAACTACCCACTGTTTGCAGATGATTGCTCCAGCACCTTGTAGCAGAAGATTCATAGCAGCATGTTGATGCCTTACATGTAACTTCCTGCCGTCAAGTCCCTGTATATATCCTGAAGAAGAAGCTTTGTCAACAGCTTTTCTCAGATTAGCTAGTGCAGGTAAGCTGGCAAGGAAGTTATCAATAAGCTTCTGACCATCACCTGCAGTGCCTCCAACGATGCTACCAATCTTTGCTGCACCAGCACCATAGATAAAAGCATAGATGAATGTCTTTGCTTGGTCGCGTGTTTCCAAACCAGCAGCCTTTTGATTGGCTGTATGAATGTCTCCTTCAACCACTTCCTTTGTGTAGTCGTCATCACGCATGTAGTGGGCAAGACACCTTAACTCCAAGGAACTTGCATCACAACCAACAAGAACATTATTAGAAGAACTACTGATCCAACAGCTTCTGCATTCCACCCCATAGGGAGAATATACTGCAGGAATTTGTGCCATGTTTGGGCTATGGTGGGCCATACGTCCTGAGATAGCTTTGAGAGTAAGTACCTTGCCATGAACTTTGTCATCCTCCTCTAAAAGTTCTAGCCACGATTTGATCTGGGCTGTACGTTTATTAATAAGAAGATACTCTGCAATCATCTGTGCTTCAGGAATATCTACTTTCTTTAGTGTGCCTTCGTCCACAATGGCGTGACCAGTAGGCGTGAAGTTTTCTGGCACCCATCCTTGTTCTTTGAGACGTGCGGCAATCTGTTGGCGGCTGGCAGGATTGAAGACAGTAACTTTATCCTTCAACCTTTTACCTGTCTTCTCTGAATACCTTTCCTCTACGATGGGTGGATAACGACGCTGTAAGTCTTCTTCGATAGCACGGGACTTATCATTTAGAGAAGCCTGTAACGTCATAGCTTTTTGTACATCAAGACTAAAGCCATTCTTTTCTTGAACGTCAATGATGCGACGAACATTGTATTCAAGATCAATAGCCTGACGATACTTCTCTGGGTTTTCTTCTTTGATCTTCAACCATAGCCGAAAGGTAATCTCAACATCCCTGATGCAGTACGTAATCATGTCATCAGTTAGCTGAGAAAAGTCGTGAAAGTCAATCTTCTCAAATCCTAGATCAAGTCCCCAAGATTCAAGAGAGTGTTTACTGCGTGTTGGAAAGAGTAGCTGAGAAAGAACAAGAGTATCTTCTACTGTGTCTACAGTAAGCTTTGTTCCTGTCAACCGATTGAGGGTAGGGGCATCGAAGCTTATGCCGTTGTGCATAATGAACTTCGATACCCCTTGAGCAAATGCAGGAAACTTAGTTAGACATTCTTCTTCCTTCCAGATATTGACCTGACCTGTTTCTACGTTCTTAGTTACGATACAGAAAATCTTTGTAGCATCAAGACTATCTGTTTCAATGTCCAGTATTACCTGCATACTTACCTCTTATTGCTTAGAAGGGAATGTCGTTGTCGTCATTTCCTCCATCAAGATCGTCACCAAGATTAGTAACTTCGTGCAGCCTACCAGTATCCTTGTTGAAAAACAAGTGGCAAGCGACACCAGTTTCACCAGCATACCTGTTCTTCAGTACGCGAATGGTTGTGGTGTTAGCGATGTTCTCGTCATCAGATTGCTGATCACGTTCCATAGCTACGACAGCATCAGAAAGCTGTGCGATAGACTGTGAGCCGCGAAGATGTGACAAGCTTACCTCTTTACCATCTTCATGTCCACTGTCCGCTCCAGTGCGTCGCAGGTGGGATACAAGAAGCAAAGCACAGTTAGTTTCTTCTACCAGACTGCGAAGCTTAGTCATAAGAACGTCAATGTTCCTACGTTCGTCCATACCCTCAAGACCAGAGACAAGGATAGAAAGATGGTCAAGGAAAATCCACTTGCAGTCCAAAGCTTTGACCATGTAGCGTACACGAGCAAGAATTTCTTCTGTACCCATAGAACCGAAATGGTCGAAGGCATAGACCCTACCGGTGCCGATGGTTGCTTCCTGCCACTTGTACAGTTCAGCTTCTGGGAAGTTCTCCCGTACTTCACGGATGTACAATCGAGCATTAGCTTCTACAGACATGAGATGGAAGATAGTTGAACGGGTATTCTCTTCAAGAGAGATAACACCGATGTTACCTTCAGCCTGTTGCAGAACGTGGTGCATCAGTTCACGCATGACGCTGGACTTACCAGTACCAGTACCTGCGGTTAGCGTTACCAGTTCACCAGTGCGAATACCGTACAGCTTCTCATTCATACCTGCAAAAGGATACAAGCAGGTAGTCTGATTACCTTCGTCGTACAGTTCAGGACCAACATCTTTCAGATTGATAATACCAGCGGGAGTATAGGTACGTGCTGCCCACCATGCCTGAGTAAAGTCCTGCGTCTTACCATCTGTCAGATAACCTGCAGCATCTTTCATTCCCGCATCAAGTGCTACAATCTTACACTTGTTTGGCTCAAACAGTTGGGCAACTTCACGTGCAGCCTTCTGTCCTACTTCATCTGAATCAAAGCAGATAACAATGTTGTTGAAAGAATTTAGAAAGTCATAGCTACGCTTACAGCTTTTGACTGCTGCTGCTGCACCATCCTTGATAGAGACTGCTGCATACTTTGAGCCAAGCATCTGGTACGCAGCCATAGCATCAAGTTCACCTTCGCAGACGGTGACATACTTACCGCCTTCCTGACAAAGGTGCTGACCAAACAGCACACCTGCCGACATAGCGCCGGGAGGGTCAGCGGCAAAGTTCTTCGTAGCTACATCTCGAACCTTGTAAGCTACGAGGCTGTTGTTTACATCGAAGTAAGGATAGTAGTGTTTGACTACATCACCATAAGAATTATGTACGACACGTACACCATACTTCTCTGCTGTATCTTTCGTAATGCCACGATCAGTGATAGCTGATACGTGACCTTTTGCTGTAGGTTGCTTATAACTTACAGTATCGAGTGGCATGTCAGTCTCCTCTATGTATGCCTTATCGCCCTTAAAATATTGTCTACAACTAAAACAAAACATATGTCCATCATCGAACAATGCACAAGCATCACTCGAACCACAAGACTCACATGGAATATGTTTTACAAAACTACTGCCATTATGCTCAGTCTTCCCTGAGTACCCTGTATGTAGCAACTGTTTCTCCATTACGTTTAGCTACGAAGCCGTCTATCGTCTCTTCAATATCATAACCCATCTGAGATGTAAACAGTTTTCTATCTCCTAACAGTTTCCAAATATCTTCTTCATACTCACTATCCTCTAAGAGAGTTTCGATATTGTGTGAAGTTTTAACTAGCATGTTCCACATATCTTAGCAATCTTCTTCTTGATAAGAGAATAGTTCTTTTACAAAGTCTGCCTCACCTGACATAAACTCTTCAGTCTCTTCAGAGGCATACTTCTTCGCCTCCTTTGGACTGTAGCCTTCTTGTAGGTACTGACTGTAAAGTTCTTTGTAAACTGTCTTACGATCTTTTTCCCATAAATTTTTCATTATTCCTTTCCCTTATTATTTTTATATGGGTTACTCATTTCGTGATCACAGGTAAGACAAACCAAAGCTTCCCACTCCGTATGTGCTACCCAATGTATTGTCCCACACTCTGTGCACTTAACTTCTAGCCTACCATCCTCTCCTTCGATAGGACCAAAAATTATTTCACTTACAAATTCTATATCAAAATCTTCTACCATCTCAGATAGAGATTCTATAAAATCATTATATTCTTTTACATCTTCAGGTTTAGATGGATTGTATCCTAGTTCTATCATTTCAATGTTACAAAACTTTTCATAAGATAACTTACCTTGCTGAAAGCGTTTACGTGCATGTTCAGAAAAAGAAGTAATATTTTCTGTAGCTGAAACAGGAACTAGAATACCCTTAGTCATGTTATCTTCCTTGTCCTCTATAACGCTTGAAGTTACGACGCTTGCTCTTGTTCTTTGGTCTGCTGTTTACTGACTGACCAATGCTTGTTCGTAGGTGCTGCTTAACCCATACAGGTTTTTCAGTTCCGGTAGGTTTCTTACTAGCCATTTGTTAATTCCTTCCATGATACAGGATATAGAGGTTCGATAACTTTGTTCCACATTGTTGCTAGGTATTGTATCTCTTTCTGAGCATGTTCGTCAATACGAAGTTTGTAGGCACGTGCAAAAGCAGACAAAGAACCTGTGACATAGTAGCTGGTGTACATGCTCTGAGGTAGAACCATACGTGCTTGTTCTGGTGCTACTTCCATCATTAAAAGATTGTCGTAGATTTTTTTAGCGGCTATAAGAAATTCGTCATACTGTTTACTAACAAACTGTTGTGACGATACGCATTTATCTTCTGATCCTTGTTTCTTATTTTCTGCACGTTTACGCCATTCGTCTGGATGGTAAAAGACAGGATCAGAGTCAACATATCTTC